CAGGAGCCTTGATTAAGGCTGGTGCAAGTGGACGATTGGCGGCTGGTGCAATCAGCACTGACGGTGGTCGATTGCTTGGAACTGTTGTTAAGGCGAACAACGTAGCAAATGCTTTGGTCGAAGTTGAACTTGCTCCTGACGCTGTATAGGACTCGTCTTCTTAGACTGTGATTCGCATAAGCGGACGAGCCGCATCATTGGTTCGTCCGCTTTTTTATTGGTGGAACATGAATACTCAAGACAATACAGAAGATGCAATCGATGCGGTCGTGAATGACCCGCAGAAGAAATACTGTACGTCATGTGGTATTCGCAAGGTTCTTGAAGACTTTCATAAAGATGAAAGCAAGGAGGATGGTCATCGAGACACCTGCAAAGAGTGCAGGGCAAAAATAAACGAACAAAAGAAACAAGACAGTCTTGATGCGAGATTGCAAGAGTTAGAGAGGGAAGGCCTTGAGACTCTTGGGAACTTATCGTCGGGGGGGAGCTTCGACCCGCACATCAATGAAGTCTTTGAGGCGATGATGAAACCGTTTGGTGGCGTGAATGGGTGGGCGAAGCATCTCTTTGCGACTTACTTGGCATGTGATCCGGGGAGTCAGAAGAGGGTAAAGATCCACGATATGATGATGCAGTTGGCTGGAAAGGTGACAAAGCTTGGCTTGGCTGAGAGGCAACTGGACATGATGGAAGAGAGAGATCTCTTGCAGATTATGCGTCAGCACCTCGTCGAGTACCAACAGGGCAATGATCTTCCATCGACTGCGTTACCAACATTGAGTGGAGATGTTATCGACGCAGAAACGGTGGAGGTGAAGAATGACTGATTCTGCTGGTATGCCTAGTGGTATATTGCAGGACATAGGGCAGAGCAGCTTTGCCAAGAAGAAGGCTCTTCGTGTAGCTAGTGAGATAGCGAAGCGAAGGATTGAGGCTCTTAACCTGTATGTTCCTCAGCCTACTCAGGACGACTTTCATAAGTGTACTGCTCCTGAGTGTATGCTTCAGGGAGGAAACCGAGGCGGGAAGTCTTTGGCTGCTTTCATCGAAGATGCTAGGGCAGTGCTGGGTAAAGACCCGTACAACAAGTATCCAAAGAGAGATGGTGTTCTTGCTGTCGTTGGATACAAGGAGTCTCACATTGGTGGTGTAGTGTATCCGTACCTATGCAAGGCAGGTGCTTTCAAGATCATCAGAGACAAAGAGACAGATCTTTGGAGAGTGTATCGTCCTTGGGTTCCTCAGGATGTTGCTAGAAAGAAAGAGGCGAAGCCAGCTCCTCCACTGATTCCTCCAAGGATGATCGAAAAGATCGTATGGAAGGACAGGGGGAAGAATGTTTTTTCAAGCATTCACCTGAAGACTGGATGGGAGATCAAGGCATTTAGTTCAAGATCTAAGCCGGACCAAGGATACCAAGCTGACCTGATACACATTGACGAAGACGTTCTTGATCCACGTCATTATGAAGAGGCGGCTGGTCGATTGATCGACAGGAGCGGACGATTGATTTGGTCTGCTCTTCCGCATGACGACAACGATGCGATTGCTAGATTTGCTGAGAGAGCTGAGACGCAGGAAGAGGAACACCAGAGGGGAGGCCCTAAGCCAACAACGGTTGTGTATCGCATCTCTATGGAATCCAACCCTTATCTACCAGAGGAAGCCAAGAGAGCGGCTGTGGCTGGTTGGAAGAGCATGGGCGATGATGTCTATAGAAAGAGGGCGTTAGGTGAACTGATTACAGATTCGGTTCTGATGTATCCTATGTGGAATAGGTCACTGCATGATATAGACAGCTATGGTCATCAGTTGCATGAGGCTAAGGATTTTCTGATTAACAGGAAGGTTCCTGTAAGCTGGTGTAGAAGGCTTGCGATTGACCCAGGCCACGACACTGCTGCCGGAATACTGATTGCCACTCCTCCTAGTGCAAAATGGCATTTAGTGTTTGGCGAGATTTACATTCGCCAGTGTACGGCAAAAATGATTGCCAAGGCGATTAGCAATGCAACTGCTGGCACATGGTTTCAGACATTCTTGATTGACTCTCACGGTGGTAATCTAACATCGATGGATACGGGGGTCTCTCCGAGGGAGGCCTACGAGAGAGAAATGAAGGCTCTTGATGTAAAATGCGTGGAGACAAAGAACAGATTCATTCCCGGATGTTCGGTTATTGCCTATAGGGAGGAAGTAACACGAGGAATGTTGGCAGTTCAGGGTGCGGGAGTCCCGCAAATCTTAGTAGACTTTAGTGCATGTCCTAATCTTGATAGGGAGATGAGGAGATTCAGGAAGAAGAAGTCGAACGGGATGGTTACAGATACGGGTAACAGAAGGACTAACACTCATGCAATCGAGTGCCTTGAGTATTTGGCAACATATCTTACAGACGTAAGTGAGCCATACATAAAGCCAAGAGGCAAGAGGAAACCTTTGACGGCAGGGCAGATGAGAGTAAGGGCATACAGGAAGAGACAGAAAGAACGGCAAGAGGCTAAGAATCCGTTTGGGATAACAAGCACAATAATTCTTGGACCTCAAGGTACATACGATGGCTAAAAAAGCAGTTTCAAAATTAGTTAAAGAAAATAAGGAAGAAGGATTGGTGGAGCTTCTTACTCCAAAGCCAGTTGAGATTGTGGACACTGGTGAGTGGAGGATGCCAAAGCCTGAGCGTGGTGAGTGTGTAATTATCTACCCTCGCGGAACAATGTCATCAAGGAATGCTGCCATTGCATTTGTGGTTTCAATCAGTGAGAGATCGATTGATTGCGTATTCATGAATAACGCATATGGAGATTGCATACACAGAGATGATCCAAGGCTTGCACCGGGCGCTCCGATATTGGACGACCTTGGAGCTATATGGGAATTTAGGAAAGACAGTACGTCTTCAAAGATCGAAGAGCTAGAGAAACGAATCGAAAAGCTTGAGGGCTAACCACATGGATGAGTACCAGACTACTGGGAACCAGAAGTATCCGCTTGCACCTATTGTAGACAGATGGAAGCGAGTATTCGCTGCTGCTAGGAAAGACCGGAAGAAGAAGTTTGATCAGTACGCTGATGAGGCTATGTCTTTCTATGACGGACCAGTTAATCACATGTGGTCGCAGATGAGGACTAGATCTGGTTCTCAGGATGGCTTCTTGTCTCCAGATGTGCAGATGCCACAGTTCGAGATGAGCGTGAACAGGCTGTTCGAGGCTGTGGCTATGTTCGGTCCTGTTCTCTATCATCAGAATCCAGTGATTGCGGTTAGCCCGCGATCTAATCCAGAAGTAAGTATTGATACTTTCTACGCTGGAAATCCAGAAGCCACTAACCTCTTGGGGATGGTTCAGGCAGCTAATCAGGGGTTGGTTCAAGATCCGTTTATTATTCAGAGTATTCAGAACTTGTTCCAGCAGTATGATCAAGTTAAGGCTGCTGATGACAAGGCTTCAGTGATCGACAGGGATCACGCTTTAATACTGGAGAAGATCAGCAATTACATTCAGCAAGAAGGGACAAAGCAAGACGAAGCTAGGCAGGCAATCACTGAGGCAATCATTACTGGGCTTGGCTTGCTTGAGGTTAAGGTTGAGCAGCCACCCGGAGGAGGTCCTAAGCTTGCTAGAAGCCGATACAGATCAAACAAAGACTTGCTTGTAGATCCAGACGCTAAGTACTGGAGAGATTGTACTTGGATTGCGCTTCGTTCTTGTGAGCCAGCACATCAGGTAGAGCAGAAGTTCGGATTGCCAAAGGGTTCTTTGAAAGGCAAGTATGCTCGGATGTCAGCTTCTTCCGACAGTTCAGGAAGATCAAGGAATGGTGACGGAAGTTACGCCGGTGTCACACATGATCTTGTTGAGTATTACGAGGTGTATTCAAAGGCAGGAGCAGGTCAGAATCTCAAGCTTAATGAGAAGGACAAGAGTGTTGGTGGTCTGGATGCGCTTGGAGATTTTGTTTACTTGGCTATCTGCGAGCAGTGTCCTTATCCGCTTAACTTGGCCCCAGATGTTTTGCAGTCAGGTGACATGGAGTTCATATTAGAGAGAACCTCATGGGAGGTTCCGTTCTGGGATGACTACATGAGTGATGGCGGTTGGCCTATTTGCCGACTAAGTTTCTACAACAAGCCGGGCGAGGTGTGGCCTATTTCTATGGTTAAGCCATGTATCGGTGAACTGAAGTTCGTGAACTGGTGCATGAGTTTTATTGCTGACAAGGTAGCAGCAGGTAGCAAGATTTACGTTGGTGTCATGAAGGAGGCTGGAGAGAACATTCGGTCTCAGTTGAGTAGCGGTACAGGTCCATTCTCTGTTATTGATCTTGAGCGCATAAGCGGTTCAAAGCTGTCAGACATGATTAGCTT